CTTTAAGAAACTAGCTAAAGAAGTTATAGAAGAGGCTAAACAATATTCGCCTAAATATCCAAAACTAAACCATAAGAAATACACAGACGGACATTTATTATTTATGTGTCCTAGTGATTTACACATAGGAAAACTCTGCAGGTCTTTTGTAAGTGGTGAGGAGTATAACAACCAAATAGCAGTCACAAGGGCGTTAGAGGGAGTTAGAGGATGTTTAGCAAAGTCTCAAGGGTTTAATATAGATAAGACTATTTTATTACTTTCAGGAGATTTATTGCATGTAGATAATTTTAACATGACTACAACAAATTCAACCAGACAAGATAGTGACGGTTTACTCTCAGACCATTTTCTTATTGCTAAAAGGTTGATGGTTGAAATAATAGAAATGTTGTTACAAGTCTCTAAGGTCCACGTAATGTTTACACCTGGTAATCATGACAACACAGTGGGTTGGATGGTTGCAGAGTTATTAGCTGCATGGTTTAGACATAATAAAGATGTGACTTTTGATGTTAGTTTGCAAATGCGTAAATACTACAAGTATAAAAAGAACTTAATATCTTCGTGTCATGGTCATAAGATTAAAGCTGACACGTTACCAATGATAGTAGCTGACGAATGTCCAGACTGGTCTAGTACGAAATATAGATACATGTTTACTCAGCATATACATCACAAAGTAAGTAAGCAATATCCAGGACTCTGGGTGGAGTCTCTTATGTCTCCTAGTGAAGCTGACACTTGGCATCATACCTCAGGTTATCAAAGTTCTAATAATAAAGCTATAGAGTCTTTTTTGTTTAGTGAATTTGGACAAATTGCTAGAATAACACACCTCTTTTAACAATCGTTTGTTAATAAACTACTAATTATTTATTTTGTTTTGTAATATAATTATATATATATTTACAACTTAATTTTAAAAAATAAAAAATGTCAAGAACAATTAACTATACTACTAGGACTTTTTATGTACCAGCTGACAAGCTAGAAACATTAATTAAGTTCCAAAATAAATGCAAAGAGAATGGACATAAATCCTATTCTGAAGTAATTCTAAAACTTATGGAGGACTATAACGATGGATAAATACGAGTTTTACTACAGACAAAAACAAGAATGGGACTACTGGCAAGCTAACCAAAGACACAACTTTCTAAGTGACAGACTACTAGCTATTATAAGTCAGGTCCAATGGAATAAGGGTATTCTCAAAAGAACTAAACTTAGTGACAATGACCTAGAAATCCATCAAAATAGATTTAGTAATTTAATAACTGAGGTTGTTAAAATATCTATTGAGCTAAAAGAATTAGCTATCAATTACAATCCAAAGAGGATCAAACAATTAATCATTATATTAACCAAAATAAAAAATCACAACAATGAACCAATTAAAAACAGTTGACATTAAGGGTAAAGCCTACGTCACAGTAAACGAGAGAATTAAATATTTTAGAGAAAAATTTACAGGATATTCAATGACCTCAGAAATAACTCATATTAATGATAATGGAGTAATAATAAAAACAATTATTAAAAACGATGCTGGAATAGAAGTAGCTTCTGGACACGCACACGAAAAGCAGAACTCAACTTTTATAAACAAGACTTCTTTTATAGAGAATTGTGAGACATCTAGTTGGGGTAGATGTTTGGCTAACTTTGGAATAGGAGTAGATTCTAATGTAGCTAGTGCTGATGAAGTAGCTAACGCAATTAAAAACCAATAAGATGAAAGAATTTAAAATAAGATGTTCAGCTATTGGTAAAATAATGACCAATCCTAGAAGTAAAACAGAAACACTTTCTAAGACTACTAAAACTTATTTAGAGGAGTGGAGTAAAGAGCAAATCTATAACCGTAAAAAAGAGGTGTTTAGTAAGTATATAGACAAAGGAAACGCTGTAGAAGTAGAGTCTTTAAACTTTATAGCTAAAGAATTAGACATTTCTAATTTAGTAAAGAATGAAGAGTCTTTTGAAAATGGCTTTTTAACAGGAACTCCAGACGCTATTTTAGATGAATATATAATAGATGTAAAAAATAGTTGGGATTGTTTTAGCTTTCCTCTATACTTCAATAGTGTACCTAATAAAGACTATTACTGGCAAGCTCAGGGCTACATGGCTTTGACTGACATAGACAGATATAAATTAATCTATACACTAATGGACACACCTGAGGAGTTAATTCAAAGAGAATACTTTGGAGACGAAAGCACTGACTTAGTAGAGTTCGCTAGTAAATATAAATATTCTAACATAGACTCTAGATATAGAATTAAAGTGTTTGAAATCTATAGAAATGAAGAGGACATAAGGAAGATTTATGATAGAGTTCAAGAGTGTAGATCATACCTAAAAAGCCTTTGGGTAGACTTAAATTTTTAGATTATGAATACAAATAAAGAAGAGTATTTAATAAGAGACGCTATTTTAATTAATAGAGGTTTTAAAGATTATGACGAATATTTAAATAGTGTCCATTGGAAAAATATAAAAATTAAAGTTAAATCAAGTAAATATAAAAATACATACAATAAATGTAAGTGCTGTAATAGTTTTAGTAATATACATTTACATCATGAAAATTATAAATGGTTATTAACTAAATATGAATTAAGGTCTATTATAGCTTTATGTTCTAAATGTCATAAAGACGTACATAATATTGCTAATTATTATAATTATAATTTAAAACTATCTTATAAAATAAATATGTTAGAAAATAAAATAGTTAAATTTTATAATGAATTTATTGATTTTAATTACAAAAAAAAAGATTTATTATCTACTTACACTTTAATTAAAAATAATTTAAAAAACATATATTTTACTATAGAGTTTGTTAATAAAGAATATATATTAAATAATATTTATAAAATAAATACTATAGATTATAAGTTTTTAAATAAAAATTTTAATAATAATGATTTTTTAATTTATATAAATGAAAAATTAAAACTAGAAAAAGGCTTATATAAAATAGCAAAAATAAATAAACAACATAAATAATGGAAAAAAAACCAACAATCTACTGCGGAGGCGGTAAAAAAATGAATGATAACTGGATGACTGTTACTGTTCATATTGACAAAGTAAAAGAACATGTTTTCGATTATAAAGGAAACAAGTATCTTAAATTAAATGTAAACCTAAAGGACCAGCCTGATCAATACGGAAAAGATGTTTCTTTAAGTGTTAACACATACAACCCAGAAGAACAAAAAGAGACTAAGCCAGTGGCAGAGGTTTCTAATAGTTCTGATGACTTACCCTTTTAAGTATCATGAAAGAGTCAAGAGTCTTGAAAGCATTGGGTTTAAGTTCGTTAGATATACAAAATATGTTGACAAACGGAATGACAATGCCTGAAATTGCTAAAAAATATAAAATAACATATATTAGTTTAGTGCAAGCCTATAGAATCCAGAAAAAGGATTTTAAATATATTGACTACAAACAACCTAAAAAAGAACTAGAGGACATTAAAACGGTGTCCTTTGGTTCTGACAGGTTATACACTGAAGAGTCATTAAATGAAAATGAGCTATTAGCTTTTTATAAATACGAACAAAAAAACAAAGCATATTTTGAGCAAAGAACTACCCTATTTTAAAGCATTTCCTAGTCAATGGCTAGGGGGTGACATTATGTATTTATCTAAAGAGGACAAAGGATCTTTTATAGATGCCTGTTTTCACTACTGGAATAAAGATTGTTCAATGAGTTATATTAAAATGTCTAGACGGATTGGTCAAGATTCTTTAGACGTTCTAATAGATGAGGGAATGATTGAAAAAAAGGACAACCAAATTAACATAAAATTTTTAGATTCACAATACAAAGAAAGAAAAGAACAATATTTAAAACGAGTCGAAGCTGCTAAAAGGTCAAAGAAAAAAACTACATTTAGTGACCCAATACACAAAAACACAGACTCATTAAAGAAATTTTTAACCACAATCAATGATACTAAATAAAGGCTACGGACTAGACTACGCTATTAAATACAAAAACGGAGAAATTAAAAAAGGTCTAGGAATAGGCTGTCCAATTACCGACAAGTATGTAAGATTTAAACCTGGTCAAATGGTAGTCGTTTCTGGCTTTCCTAATGTTGGTAAAACTTATTTTTTTATTTGGTATTTACTTTGTCACTCTATAAATAACAA